ATAAAAGTTAGATAACGAATAATTCATATTTGCAGCTGCTCTATAATTCATACGCTTGAAATATTCAGTAAATGCCATTTCCAAATTAAGCTGTATATCTGAATTTAATTTTTTTACTTCCGTATTGTATTTATCCGTTAATGCTCTAATTTGGTCGAGAGTTGCAGGCATCAATTTTTCTAAATTATACTTTTTAGTAAGATTATCCCATTTAATACCGTCACCTTGTTCTACTAAATTTGCAATTTCTTGCGATAACTTCTCAATAGTTTTGTACTCCTGTGAAATTATACCTTTATTCTTTGCATCGCTGTAAGTCATAGGTGAGCCATCGGGATTTGTCATCGGTTGGGAATTCTCATCATATGCTTGTGACTGCATAAAGGTTGTATTTAATTCCTCTTGAACTGCAATAGCTAACTCTTTGCGTGCTTGCGCTCCTGCTAATTTAGCGTTACTAACTGCTTCCTGCGCTTCGGTATTACCTTCACCGCCTGACAATAAATCTTTTTTATTATCTATTAATTCTTTACGTCCTAAATCGTAATTGTTACGCTCAAAATCTTTGATTTTGTTCATACTATCGGCAAACAAATTACCTGCATTTTGTAGAGCATTTCCAAAACTTGGATCAAATCCACTTGGCATACTTTCAACAGGGGCAGAGCCTGCACTATTTGAATTAACAGCACTTGCTTGTGCATTGTTGTCATACAAATAAGGGTTATAGCCTGCGCTTTCTATACGATTTCTTACGTTTACTTCATTTGTCCAATCTCTATTCTCTTGATTTACTTTGTCGTTGTAGTCTTGCTGTCTTTTTAACATCAGTTCTTGATGTGCTCTGTTTCGAGCATTTTCTTTTCTTTGCGCTCTTGATCCAAAAATTGAATTTATAGCACCTCCAACAAGACCTAAAGCACCTGAAGCTAATCCACCTGCAAGTGCTGCGCCTACTCCGTTACTTTGTTGTTGTTCCATAATTTACAAATTAAAAGTTATGAAATAGTAGGGGGAATTTGCCCCCTACTTTTATTATTCAGTTCCGCCTGTACTTGTTTCAGTACTTCCTGTATCGGCTGTGGCTGTTTCTTTTCCACTTTCTGCTACATAATCTGTAAAGTTAGCGATATGATTTGCAAATTTGTCGTTGTCTGTCATTGTCATGTTTCTACGACTTGGCAATGTTGCCATTAATGTATCATCATCTACACCTCTATTACCGTTATCTGTTGGTATTGCTTCCATCATTTTAGCATACTTTTCTTTTTCAAGAGCGCTAACTGTTGGCGATAATAATTTACTAACTGCTGATGTTGGATTTCCTGTAAGTGGATCGATTGGAAAGAGTGTCTCGACTACTTCCTCTATTTCTCTGTTAAGTGCAGGTAAATCTCTGTTTGGTTCTGTTTGTACTTCCATTGCCTTTATCTCATCATTTGAGAGATAAGGAAAAAAGATATTTAAATTACTCATATTTATATTCCTTTCTTTTATACTTTAGGCATTCCGTCAATAGACATGTCTGAAACCTTTACAATATTGAAATAACAACCTCCAAAAACTTGATCGGTCAACTCTGTACCGTTGTAATTTACGGCAAATACATCATCAAGCCACTTAGGATTGATTTTAAATGTCGAGATATTGAAGTTAGACATACTTTCGCCTCTTGCTCGGGCAACAGTCCAATAGCTTAGCGGTTCTTGATGCACAAATTGACCATGATTGATGTCTAACGCTGTCTTATATTCGCTGTATCTGGGTTGCCAACCAAAAGCACCTAAATTCTTTATCCTTGAATTAGCTAAATTATTATTATACTTGTAGCTAATATTTTTAGCGAATAATGGTTGCATGCCGAGATTTTCAAACTCTGGTACAAAGAAATCACCACGTTCTATCTTCTGTACAAATGGATCAACTCGTTTGCTATCATATTGAACATCAGGAACAAGTGAATAAATGCACATCAAAATACCGTGTTCTTTTGCGTCAAAGCGAATATGTCCGCTACCGCTTCCTGTGGCTTTTCCTGTTGTGCGACCGAGATAACCACCAAAAGATGTATCTTTTGTACCTGTAACAGTAGTACCGCTTGATTGTGTAACGTCACCAACTTGTATATTAGAATCGAAACCACCGATATATGTACATCTACCATCTCTACCTTCTTCTACTGAAATTCCGAAATGTGCCTCCATTTGCTCCTTATATGTTTTGCCTGCACGCATTGTAACAGATGCAAGTTTCTCAAGAGCAAAGGCATTGCGAATATCAGCAACAGAAATCATAGTTCGCTTACTGTCAACACCGTTATCTTTAAGATTTTTTCCAACAATAACGACACTATCTCTATACTCGTGTGTTCCACCTGTGACATTAGGTCCTTTTTCCATAACGATATCACTACCACCTGTAAAGAATTGGGGATTAAAATCGTCCAAACTGAACAATGGAGTAGGGCGAACATTAGTCAAAAGGTCTTTTTGAGCGTTGCGATAACGCAATGTAAACCAGTCATAGTCCCATGGTTCGTTGGGAATTGTTTCCTTAACTTTACCACTGCCGTAAAACATATCAACGTTAAAACTCTCAAGTTGATACTCTTCATAAGTTGTATTACGGTAGAAGTCATTGTAAATTTTTTGGTAGGCTAAACCTCTAAACGGTGTACATTTGCCCATACTTACAGAGGTCGGACTTGTATAAGGAACACCTGCGGAATTTGCGTATTTGCCATATCCGAGGAGGTCAAGAATTCGGTAAACACCTTTGTTTTTATCAAAGCCGTGTATATCTTTGGCTGTATTAGTTTTGCACCAATCTACTAACTTCTGAACATCGAAAGAAACGCAAGAGGGAGGTGTTTTTCCTTTAAATGCGTACATAAATGAGGACTTATAATCGCTCATACCTGTTATAAATTGGTCAAAGCCTGACCATAATTGTTTGTAAGGCACGAAATAAAATTCGTAAACTCCACGCATAGACATGAAAGCCGCGCTATTCATCGGCAAAGTGCGCATAAAGTCGCTCGCATTAATCTCTACATGATCATGTGGAAGTAAGTCAAGAGACAACACAGGGAGCAAAGCACCTGCGGGTGCTGTAAATAAGTGACGTTGTGAAAGGTCAAAGGCGTTACGAGGACGTGTAGCCTTACTTGGTTTAATTAATGGTACTTTTGAAGTTGACATAATTAATTTAAAATTAAATAGTTATACATATTTATTTAATAATTGGTTAAGCCATTTTGCGAACTCCGTTAACTGTTATGTTATTTACTTTCTTCGATTTATTACGGATATTAAGCCTTTTCTTTTGCTCATTTTTATACGTTTCGAAAAAAGTTGTTTTTCGTGGATTATACTCTTTATCAAATTTTTCATCGTCAAAATAGCCGTGAAAATTATACGGAGTAACCCAATATTTAAAAGGAGTTCTTTCTATATAATTAATATATGGTTGTAAATTTATATCTTTCCTATTCTCTCGTTCAAAGTTAAGATTATAACCGTGAACTGTGAATTTTTTAATATGTGGAATAGCCTGGCGGAGAATTGGAAAACATTCTAATTCGGCTGAATAATAGCCTATTTCCTCAATTAAGTTATTAAACGTATTATAGAAGTTAGACAACTTATCTTGTTCATATAAATAAAGATAGCGATCAAACATAAAGAGATACACAGAAGTAAAATCAGAAAAATTACTATATCGCCTAAGGTCAATATCTTTAGAGCATTCATAACACTTTTTACTACTATACCAATTCGTGTCGTTATCCATTTCAAGTTGAAAATACTCATCAGCTTTGTAATTAATACACCAATTCCTGAAAGTATCTTCACGGTGTACTCTAAGATAACGAGACAAATTAACTCTATTAAATCTAATATTATTCGTAAAAGCATATTCTATAAGTTTAACGTTAATGTACTCTTTCCATTCTCTGATGTGTTTAGAATAGAAGTTATAAGTGTGATATTTTGTATCATTAGATAGGTCACGATATCGGTAACATTTGCGGAAGACGGTAGATAATGTATCTTTGGATATAAGTAAATTAACTGTTTTTTGAGTTCCATCTTTTTTAGTAAACGTTGTAGGTTTTCTAAGCATTCCGAGATCGATGCGTGCGAAAACTTCTTCTTTGCTATTTTTGAATTCACCAATAACAGGGTTTTTACTTTGTAAGTGGAACGGGCGTGTACAACGTTCTCGTAACACCTTTGGTAAACCCAAATTGCCTGCAACATATTCCGCAACGTAATAAGCTGTGTTTGGATCACAGATGTTGATGTGTTCGGAGGTAAGAAAAGTATCCGCAAACGGTTTAAACTCATACTTATTAAATGTGTTTTCTTTTTTGACCCAAAGACCCCACGACTCAACGATGAAAGTTTTAATCTTAGAGATGATCGTGGGGGAATCGATGAACAACACACCGTGGTAATGCGGACGGTAGGTCTGTGGTCCATACTCTGATGCGATAAAATAGCGGATTTTTTTTTCATTTTGTGGAATATTTAATTTATCAATTTTTTTTCTCAAGCGTTTGAGAAAGTTCTGTATGTCTTTTTTGCTAACTGTTGCAAACTGTAGATTGTTCTTCCAAATTGTTTTGTTTTTTTCGATCCAAGGTATACGGATATCATCGTTAAAGCGATAATCACCGTTATAGTTTTTAGAATTAAAAGGACAACTATCATGTAATTCAGCAGTCCTGCCAATAGGTTTAAGTTGCATCTCACCGTGTGCGCCTGCAAAGGCTTCCATTCGTGGTATAAATTCGTTATCGTATGTAAGTGTAAACATAACACTAAATAGATGTTGTTTTATTTCTTCACGAACTCGTCGAGATTGTTTACTTGCTTCTACATTAACGCAATATGTACAATTATGGCAAGGCACGGTTTCGTAATGTCCTGTATTTTTGTTATAAATATAGGAGGGAGAAAGACAACCAAATAAATTATTGTTTGGCTCAAATTCTTTTGCAGTAAAAGATTTAGTTTCGTCTATCATAATAATATACATTTATCCGTTAATTTTACTTCAGGGTGCTGAGGATGATTAGAACATATAAAGCCGGCAAAGTGTCCACTGCCACTAAAGTTAACCACACACCAACTACAGTCACCACAAGTAAGATTATAAGTGCCTGTTTCATCGAAATTTTGCGACATATCAAAGTTCATGCCACAAATATAAATAATTGAGCCGAAAAAGTTATATAATTAA